ATTCTATAATGTATTGTTTCAAATACTGAAATAACTAAATGTTCTAGTGTACTAGACATCTCTTGTTATAGTTATTTCTACTAATTCTGTCTTTGGGTCTAACATAGGATTTAATTTATATAATCCTCTTTCCTTTATTGTTGCCCCTTTATCTTTATATTTTTTGATATAATTATTTAAAGTGTTAGGATCTTTAATGCCTATTAAACGTGCTACATCTTTTTTAACTGCAACGCTACATAAATTTATATCTTGTTTTACAGATTGTACATCTATAAATTGAGCTAATATGCTTAACTCTTTATTAGTTAAATTAAATATCCCATTCCATATCTGTAGATATTTATAGGTACTATCTATATTAACTGTTATTTTTCTTTTTATCATCTTCTAAAATTTTAATTAATGCGTTTTTATTATGTAGAGGTCTTGCATTTTTACCTTTATGTTTATTCATAGCATAATACTCAGATGGTTTATATACTTGTTTAACTTCTCTAACTCTACCCGCTTTATCATATTTGACGATCCATCGAGTATCCTCTGTAATAACAGATCTTTTTAAATGTGTTAAGTAGCTCATAATGTAAATTTTTTGTGGGTGTTACCAGTTATTAAACATATATAGTCTTGCTCAGTTGTAAATACACGTCTTCTACATTTAGAATTGTGAAATCCCATCCTATGTTTAATATATCGTAATTTATTTATTATCCTCTTCATTAAATTGTATTTTTATTCTATCATTATCATCTATTATAATTTTAGAACTTTTAGATTGTCTATTAAAAGACTCTATATGTTCTGTAAGTTCTAATTGCTTATGAATAAATGATAAAAAGACTTGAATCTCTTTAGAAGCTCTTGTCGTTGATTTTTTTAAATCCCCCGCTTTTACAGATGCTTCTAATAAAGCTTGAAAATCTGCTATAGATATAGTTACAGATCCTTCTACCACTTCCCTAAAATCTGGTGCTCACCTATCAGTAAGTACTCTTTCTCATCTATCACAGCTCTTACAGCTTCTGTCCTAGGATCTACCATTACAGTATCCCCTGCTTTTACAAAAATACAGTTAGGACCTACTGCTAATACATCTAATACATTAGACTTCTTAGCATTTTCGTCTGCTGTTGCTTCGTCTAAATATATTCCGGACTCTGTTTGTGTAATTGTTGGATCTGGCAAGACTAGCCAGTTTCCGTTTGGTTTGAATTTCATATCTTATATATTTTAGTTTGCGCAAAGATATAAAATATTTCTTTATACTTCCAAATGATTTTAAAAAATTTTTCAATGTAAATAAAAATGGGTAGCAAATTACTTTACCACCCATCTTATAATAATCTTAATAAATACTATCCTTGCATAGTTATTGAAGAATTAGCACTCTTAGTTACTCTACAGTACCAGAAATTCTCATCAGCCATAAATTCTAACCACTCACCTCCTATAGAAGCAGCTTCTACTGTGACATTATCTGCTAGTAAATTATTACCACCATCACTACCTCCTGTAAATGCTGCAGGAACAGTAGAGTTAGTAAAATCACTTGTTATAGTAGTATTTCCTGCAGTACCAGCTTCATCCATAGTAAGTAATACCGATGTAGAACTAGCACTACTTGCCGTTATAGCTAGAGTTGCTTCACCATTAATTTCAGCAATTAATTCAGTTGCCATTGCTGCAGCGGCACTACCACCAGGAACTAAAGCTATATTACTACCTACTACACCATCACTGTCGTCATCAACCTCAAAAGTTAATGAAGTACCATCAGCATCTACTAATGTAAGTACTTTGGTTTCGTGTGGTTTTCCTGTAAAGGAAATAGTAGCAGTAGCTGCAACACTTGTCCCACCAATTGAATGTGATACTATATTATCATTTCCTTTTCCACTAGTAATAACTGCATCTCCAGTTCCTGACGGAGATAGTGTATTAATGAATGTAAAGTTTAATCCGTTTCTTGGAGATGGTAATGTAATACTAATATCACTATTTCCTGTTATTGCTAAAAATATTGTCTCACCTGTTTCAAAATCTCTTAGTGTAATATTTTCATTAGTTATTACTCTTGATATAGGTCTTCTAGACGTACCCGGACTATCTACAGTAATTGAATTGTAATTTACCATTGTTTTTATTTTTTTATAATTATTAATATTTCTCAAAGGGATATAACTTTCCCCCTTGTGTACGTTAGTTTCAAGTTTGGATTTCACTATGATAGTTCTCCCATTTTACTCTGGGGACCCAAGGATAGTAATACTGATGTTAATTCACCGCACTTACCTGTGTGCAATCTATCCTAACCATAGCTTATACGCTACTCTTTTGCAACTACCGGAGAAAATCTCGTTCTTATTTAGAACTACCAATCCGATGTCTAATCCCGTTTTTGGTTACCAAGGGATGAAAGTATTGCGGTACAAAAGTAGTAAAAATATTTTATAATGCAATTAAAAATATAGAAATCATTAAAAAAATATATATTACCGGTGATAAATCTATCGTTTTCATATTACAAACTTAACTTTCTTTTCTCTAAGCAGTGTTAAGGTAATGTTAAATTTTCAAATAAAAAAAATTTTTTTGAGGGAGATTTGTGAACGTGTGGGGGTATTTGTGAAACCACCCTACCTACTTTCTACGGATTGAACACCCCCGGGGTGCAATTCGTTCACTTAATTTATTAATTTTAAACATTTCAGACTATGGCAAACACAGCCAAAACAAAAGTAGACGAGCAACTCGACGCTCAACCTACAACAGAATTAACGCTCCCAATCGAGCAAGTACTAACTGATGGACAGCTCCTCACTCTTTCAAAGTTTGACGACTTCAGCGATATTGGTCAGCCAATCCGCATCTTCAAAGACGGCAAGCCTGTCTTCGATGCTGATGGTGCTCCAGTCTATGATAAACGCTTCAACTTCAAAGTCTATTACAACAACGAGGTTGTTGGCCAATTCAAACATGTCACACCTGAGATTGACTGGGCTGTCATCAGAGTTAAATGCAATCACTTCGTAACTGACACAGGCGAAACTAGATTGTTCTTCACCTTAATGAACAAGCTCAACACAGTGGCTGACGCTGCAAGCTACATTGCTAATCGTCCTCATCTTCTCGAAATGAAAGAGCAGATTTAATCAATAATGCGCATCACTCTTCGTGAGTGGTGTGCATTTATACACAACCTGACCACATATATCAGCTTACTTTTGTTTGATTAATAATAATCAAGTGAACTTGTTGCGTTTGTGATTGTGCATGTCACGTCACATTCGCAGCATTTTAAGCATATTGTGATCATTCAACTAATCGTATAATTAAACTATATAACACAACTAACCTCACTTGTAAGGCGGAAAGGGCTGATCCTGATGACAAATGTCGACGCATAGTTTGGGTTATTTAACCTAAACATTAACTAAGAATAAAATAACACTCTGGAAGGTGTCCCGTGAATACCTCCTCAGGGGCGAGGAGGAACCAAGAAAGAGTGTTATTTATTCTACCTAAACATTAACTAAACAAATAAAGAGACATGAATAACAATATTGAATATGATCAAAGAATCAGAACTAAGAATTTGGAGTTAACTAAAGCACTTCAAATTGTTGATAGATTAACAACAGAGAATATTAATTTACAACAAAGTATTAAAGAGTTGAAACAGTATATATTAGAACTCAAAGAGATAGACGAAGACTTTATAATAGATACAAATGGTAATAAAATAACAGTAGTATGATCGGCTGGATAATACTTACTGCCATAGTATTATGGTTGATAAGACAAATAAGAGAGTAATTCTATTGATAAATGATCTATTAATAAGCTTTAGGCTAACGTAGACGGTAGAATAAACTCTCTAACTTATACTAAACTAATCGCGCAAAGTGGTTAGATATAAAGTAGATAAATGTGATTTACCACCAGGCACTACACTCGGTAATAGAGAACTGGGGGAGAAATAAATAAACTACAATAAATAGAGGTTAGTAATTTAAAGGGCGCTATTGCCCAACATAACTCAGCGGTTATATTTTGTGAACGATTACAATTCCTCTGTTTATGTAGTTTTATTATAACACATTATAAATTAACTTAACTTAACTTAACTTAACTAAATTATGAACAACAAACTCGAAACAATAGTAAATAAATTAGGTGTAATTATAGGCCTAATTTTATTATTTGCTGTAATTATGGCTTTATCTTCTTGTGGTTTAACTAATAATTTATCAGCTGAAGAGCAACAGCGTAGACGTACAATTGATTACGAAGCAACAAAGCTTTGGAATGAATATACTTCTAAACATGACTCTTTAATGATAGAATATTATAAAAAAGACAAGAAATGAGCCCTGATAGATATAAAAATGCAATGCAAATGTTAACAATAGGATGGGTAGGAATATTCTTATCCATTCTATTAACATTATTAACCACTTAAATAAAAGAATGAACTAACCTTTGAAGCGTTTGAACCTCAATGAAGGCTATAGTAACTGTCATTGACAAGTAGTGGAGGATGTTCATTCTTTTATTTAACCTAAACATAAATAAAGATATGTATGAAATAGTAAAACTAGTAGTATTAAGTATTATAATATTTTTCATAATAATGAAGATATTAGATAAAATAGAGATATACATCTCAAATAATAAGAATAGAATCATTAAAAATATAGAAGAGTATGACAAAAAAGAGAAAGCTGGGAAGCAAAAATCCAAAGTATTGGCCAAAGGAAAAAAGAGAAGGGCCAAAAATTAAGAAGAAAGTATTGATGTGCACTACAAAAGATAATGTTAAAGTATATGGAGTGTGGTATGAATAAATAGTATTAATGAAAATAAGTATTATGACAAATGAAACTAAACATATGATTGAAGAGCTTAAATTAAAGAAAGAATTAAAAGAAAGGCATGATAGAAATGTGAGAAGTTTTAGTAATTATTTTAGAAATAGCGGTAAAGTAGAACAAACACAAGAGAATTTAGGTATGTGGGTATCAAGAGAGAGGAAAAAATATGGAAACTTTTTAACTCCTGGACAAGTAGAAAGAGATAAACTACAAGATAAGTTTGATGCAAATTTAAAGACTTTAGAGGTTAATCTAAATAAATATATTAAAAAAGATGATAAAGAAAATTGGTAATGATTTATATAAATCAAAATTAATAAGAAGCAATGATATTGAAATTAGAGCATCTCAAGGAAAAGGTTATGGTGTATTTGCCATAAATGAGATTCCAAAAGATACAATCATTGAAGAGTGTGTGGTAGCTGAAGATAGGTTACCACACACAAATCATGTATTAATACATTATAAGTTCTTTGGACAGTGGATAAATAAAACTGACTGGGATGAAGTTATGCCTTTAGGTATAGCATGTGTATTAAATAATGATGAGAATCCTAATTGTATTATAGAGCAAGATACAAACTATGAGAGAATTGTAAGGATAAAAACTATTAAACAAGTATTACCTAACGATGAATTAACACATAAATATTATAAAACATGAAAATTAAATTGAAAGGTAAGATTATATCTTTAGGAAAAAATAGAGATAGATTAAAGAGAATTGCAAATGTTTGCAATATTCTAAAGAGTAGACAAAGTGGCTATAAATTACAATGGATAGAACTTGTAATAGGGATAGTTAATAAAAAATTAAAGAAGGTTGACAGTGAATCCTACGAAACTGTTCATTAATCTCATTAAAACCAATTAAACAATATGAGTAAAAATGTGATAGGTTCTGGTAATTTAGACACTCTAAAAACAGGACAAACCTTGCTATTAAGAGCAAGAAAAGTAAAAAATGGTAAAATTCAATTAGAATGGGCTGAGAAATTCAAGCAAGGCACAGGCGGAAGAAATGCAGTTACTAGATTTAATGCTAGTGATCCTTCATTTAGTTCAGGTGCGCAAAGAGCTTGGTTTTCAGGTACTGTACAAGATACATTAGAAGCATTAGGTCTTGATTTAGGAGACGACAATGAGTCTTGGTATATAGATACATCTAAAGAAGACCAAGAAGTTATGGATTTAAATATACTTAATCCAGTAGATGTTGAAACTGGAGACATGTATAAAATGGAAATAACTGAAACTGTTGAACCAAATGAATGGCAAGCCGCTAATGCTGACAAAGCTGCTAAGACTTATGGTCAAGGTGGAGCAAATATTTTACATCAAGGGCAATTAATATTTAGAAATACAGCAATTGTAGGAATTGACCCTAATAATGAAGAGGATGTAATTGAACATACACTTCTTAAAGCTGATCCAAGAACAGTAAACTCTTTACAAGAAGAAGTTTTAGATTTTGAGGAAGTTAGCATGTTAGACACAGTAGAAACAGAGGACTAGTAGTCGAGAACTAGATTAGTTAAGTGAGAATATAAAGATTTTAAGTATAGCAATATACTTAATTTCTTTATATTTGTTTAAATTATTAAATTATGATATATTTTGTAGGACCTGACGCAATACTTCCGTGTTGTACTCCATGTACAATGGATAAAGTTGTAGAATACTGTAGTACTAAGAAAGTATTAGGTGTTGATACAGAAACTGAAGGATTTGATTTTACCTGTAAGAAAATGATTATGTTTCAAATAGGAGATGAGGATACTCAGTTTGTAATTGATACCAGACATATTAGCATAGAACCATTAAGGTCAGTTCTAGAAGATGTTAATATAATTAAGATATTTCATAACGCTAAATTTGATTATAAGTTCATTAAAAAATGGGCAAATATTACATGTGAAGGCGTTTATGACACATTTTTAGCTGAATTAGCTAATAATTGTGGTAAAAAAATAGGATTTGCTTTAAAAGATTTAGTTAAACGAGAGTTTAATGAAGATTTAAATAAAGAAGTCAGAAATAAATTTGTTGGTTTAAATGGCACACCTTATACACAGTCTCAAATAGTTTATGGAGCTAAAGATGTAGAATATTTATGTAAACTAAGAGAGATACAATTGCCTAAAACTGAAGCTAATAGATTAAATAAAATAATAGATTTAGAAAATCAAGCTGTATTAGCATTTGCTGATATAGAATATAATGGGTTGGATTTAGATACAGAATCTTGGAAACAGATAGAAAAAAGCAATACTCTTAAAGCTGATGCTTTACTTATTAATCTTGATGAGACTTTAATAGAGGATCATAGACTAAATAAGTTTGTATCTAAATATATACAAGGAGATATGTTTACACCTCTAGAAGATTTAAGAAAAGTAAATGTTAAATGGACATCACCTAAGCAGGTATTAGCTGTGTTTAAAACACTTATACCTAATTTAGAAAATGTGAATGGTAAAGAAATGTATAAATATAGATATAAATTTCCTCTCATTGACACTTATGTAGAGTATAAAGAAGCTATGAAGTTATGTACATCATATGGTGAGGCTTTCTTTAAAAATCTATCTGCAGATAATAAAATACATACAAATTTTCATCAGATATTGGATACCGGTCGTGTTAGTAGCAGTAAACCTAATATGCAGCAAATTCCTGCGGACAATAAATATAGAAATTGTTTTATTGCTCCACAAGGATGGAGTTATGTGAGTGCAGACTACTCATCGCAGGAATTAAATGTAATCGCCTTTGGATCTAATGATCCAGTTTGGCTGGAGGCATTAGAAGAAGGTCAAGATTTACATTCCACTTGTGCAGAATTAGTATACGGACAAGACTGGTTGTCTAGTGGAGAAGACGATTGCGCCTACCTTAAGAAAAAGGAAAAGTGCAATTGTCCTTCCCACAAAAAGCTTAGAACAAATGTTAAAACAATTAATTTTGGTTTAGCATATGGTATGGGCCCTAATAAACTTGCTGATACCTTAAATATTAATGTAGATCAAGCTAAAGACTTGATTCAGAGGTATTTTAAAGCATTTCCATCAATTAAAGGATTCTTAGATAAATTAGGAAATTTTGGTAAAAAGAAAGGTTATATTACTACATTTCCTCCTTATAGAAGACGTCGATGGTTTACTAATTGGTACCCAAGGATTTGGGATAATAAATCAGCTACTATGGAGCTTGGTAGTATAGAACGTGCTAGTAAAAATACGCCTATACAAGGTGCTAGTGCTGATATGACTAAATCTGCTTTAATACTTATACGTAATTGTATAAAAGCACATGATTTGCCAGTTAAAATAGTAATGACTGTACATGATCAAATAGATACAATATGTAAAGATAGTTATGTAAAAGAATGGTCAGGACTAATGAAAACATTAATGGAAATGGCTGCGCGTGAAATTGTAACAAATGGATTGCTAAAAGCTGAAGTATCAGTAAGTAAATGTTGGGAAAAATAAGTATTACGAAGGGGCGGACATAAAGGCGCTATTGCCACAACCGTTAATACACTTGTCCGTCCCGGAGTATAACAATTAAATTAAATAGATATGATTAGAAAAACACAGGTTGACTCCCTTAAACAGTTAAAACCTACAATTAGTGGGAAAAGGCAACAAGTATATGATGTAATTCTAACTAAAAAACAAGTTACAAATAGAATGATAGCTAAAGAATTAGGTTGGGATATTAATAGAGTTACAGGTAGAGTAACTGAGCTAGTTAGTTTAGGTATGATTGCTGCTGTTGGAACACATTTTGATAAGGATACTAATAGAACAGTAACATTATGGGGATTATGGGAGGAAATAATATAAATAAAGAAAAGAATAAACAACAACGTAAAGCATTAAATGCTTGGGCCCGTAATAATTATGTTGGTAGTATAATTGCAGGTACTGGATTTGGTAAGTCAAGATGTGGTGTACTAGCATGTAAGCATGTACTAGATCGTATTGCTGATTCAAAGGCTGCCATTCTGGTCCCTACTATACAACTACAAGAACAGTTTGCTGAAGAGTTTCACAAATGGGATTGTGCTAGTTATTTAGATAGAGTAGAGATTATATGTTACCAGAGTGCTTATAAACTACAAAATGAGAAGTATGCACTAGTAGTTTGTGATGAAGTCCATCTAGGATTAAGTAGAGAGTATATTAAATTCTTTAAGAATAATCATTATACTTCTATCCTTGCAATGACTGCTACCTGGCCTGAAGATGTTTACCATAAGATAGAACTATTAAAAATAGCTCCTAAAGTATATGAAATAACCTTGGATCAATGTGTAGCAATGAATTTAGTGTCTCCTTATGAGATATATTGTATACCTCTTGAATTAACATTTGGAGAGAAATTAGAATATGATGATATTCAACGAGAGTTTGTTGAGCACAAAGTAGCATTAGGTCCAGATGCATTCAGTTTGGCTAAAGTATTTATTAAAAGTCCACAAGCATCATCAGAAGAAAAGTATCATGCTGCAGGATTTTATAAAACTATAAGAGAAAGAAAAGCTATTGTAGATCAAGCTTATGCTAAGATAGAGAAATTTAAAGAGATAGTAAATGAGAATTTAGATAATAAGATAATAACTTTTGGAGGTTTAAATGCTTTTACCAGTAAATTGGCAGAGAGTGTTGAGCCTTTAGCGGAAGTATATCATAGTAAGAGAACATTAAAACAGAGAAGAGAAGCTTTGAGACGATTTAAAGAAGGAGAAGTTAACGTATTATGCTCAACAAAAGCATTAAACCAGGGATTTGATATTCCTAGCGCTAATGTAGGTATAATATGTGGATTAACTTCTAAAGCTTTGTCAATGATCCAAAGAATAGGTAGGCTAATTAGATTTGAAGAGAATAAAATAGGTAAGATATATATTTTATATGTTAAAGATTCTCAAGAAGAAAAATGGCTTAGAAATTCAGTGCGTGATTTGAAGGGCGTAAAATGGTTATAAAAATTAATTAAATAAATTTTTTAATATGAAAAAAATGATTATATTTGTATCAATGTTCCGTTTAACTATACAAAATTCTTTTATATTATGATGTTAGAAATAGATTTCGAGGTACTTAAAGAGACAAAGATGAGTGCTGACGACTATATATATCTCTACATAATATATAGGAAAGGATTTAATTATTTAAACATTCTCAATTTAAAACCAAATATAGACGAATTGATAGAAAATGGATACTTAGAGGCGGGTGATAGTGCTGAGACTCAAAGAGTTACTCAAAACTTCATTAATCTCTTTGTATCTAATTTCGATCAAATGTTTACAGATTTGGTAAATAAATATCCCTGGAAAGTTACATCCAGTAGAGGAGTAAGAGTGTTGCATGCCATCGATCCCAAGGCAAAGTCTAATGATAAAGCTAGAAATAGATATAGAAAGATTGTTAATAATAAGCCTGTATTGCACAGACATATTATGCAATGTTTAGATAGACAATTACTAGTAAATAAAGAAGATCTCGGATTTTTACAGAATCTAGAGGTTTGGATTAATAACTATACTTGGGAAAAGTATGAAAACTTAAACGATTATGCAACAGAAAACGAAAGCAAACCAAGAATCACAAGATCCCTTTAAGAAAAGAGGCTTTAAGAGTATAAACAAAGCCATATCTGCGTCGTTACACCAGGTAGTAAATGGTATGACGGGTAGAAGACTTGTGTTTCCAACAAAATGGCCTAGATTAAATAAGAATTTACTAGGCGGATTACAACCAGGTAAGATGTATGTAATTGCAGGACGACCAGGTGTAGGTAAATCAGCATTTAGTAATCAATTAATATTTGATTTATTAGATGCTAATGATAAAAGTAAACTAATGATTTTATACTGGAGTTTTGAAATGCCAGGGTATCAACAGATACTACGTGCGGGATCAAAAGGTTCAGGTAAACAAGTAGGAGATTTATTATCAGTTACAAATAGATTAGATAATGAAGCATATAATCATTTCAAAAAAGAAGTAATGAAATATGCTAATTATCCAGTCCATTTTAATAATGTTCCTAGAGATATGGAATTCATAAAAGAAGCTAATACAGAGATAACACAAAAGTATCCTGATAAAACTATAGTGAATGTTTTTGACCACTCTAGACTTATATTAAGTGAAAGAGATAAAGAGCTAATGAAATTAAATGAAGTTAGTAAAGGATGCATGTGGATGCAGTCAACGATGGGCTGTATTAACATACTATTATCTCAATTGAATAGAAATATAGAACAGGAACACAGAGCTAAAGCACAGTATCAACCATTACTAACTGATTTGTTTGGTGGTGATAGTATTGGGCAAGATGCACATGTTGTTATAATGCTACAAAGACCTCATGATTTATATGGTATCACTGATACATATTGTCAAGAGGATCCAATAGGATTATTAGCATGTCATGTAGAAAAGAATAGAGATGGCTTATTAGGGATGATACCTTATGAAGCTGAAATGTCAACATTTACAATAAAAGAAAGAAAAAAATGAAATACGGAGAATACAAAACTAAACGACACTTAGCTATATATATTTGTTACGAGTTAACTAGAACACTTACCACAATGGGAGATTCAGATGGTTTGCAGTCTTCATTAGATATGTTTAAGTCGCCAAGAGCTCGTAAGAAAGATTTAAAAGCTAAAAGAAAAGAACTAATGGAAAAACATAATATTAATTTTAAAGATATAGAACTTTATGAAATTACCAACGCAAAAGGTTAAGGCGAGCCGTAAATCGCCTAAAAACATGATAATATATGGTCCACCAAAAATTGGTAAGACTACAGTATTATCACAACTTGATGATTGTTTAATTATAGATTTGGAAGACGGTTCAGACATGGTTGACGCTTTAAAAGTGAAAGCTAATAGTCTAAAAGAACTCCAAGCTGTAGGAACAGCAATTATGAAAGAGGGAAGGCCATATAAATATATAGCAATTGACACTATATCTAAGTTAGAAGAAATGTGTGAGTCATATGCTAAACATATTTATATGAAAACTCCTATGGGTAAAAACTTTGATCAGAAGAACCCTGGTGCATCAGTACTATCACTGCCTAATGGCGCTGGCTACTTATATTTAAGAATGGCCTACAAAGAATGGATAGATAAATTGAATAAACTAGCGGATCATATTATCTTAGTTGGACACCTAAAAGATAAGATGCTTGAAAAGAAAGGAAAAGAGGTTGCTGTTAAGGACCTTGATTTAACTGGTAAGATTAAGCAGATTACCTGCGCTAATGCAGATGCTGTTGGTTATATTTATAGAGAAGGAGAAGAAACTATGGTTTCATTTGACTCTTTAGATGATATAACTGCGGGATCTAGATGCGCACATTTAAAAGGGCAGACCATGCCTTTGAAATGGTCAGAGATTTTTATCGATTAACCAATTAAATATTAAAAAATGATAGAAGCAAATTTGCCAACCACTGGTCAGGTTGTAAAACAAGAACGGCCAACAAAAATTACTACGTCTCAAATCATAGAAGATTTAGATAATGGTATAAACAGAGAAGGAATCAAAGAGAAGTATAATCTTGAGTCTTGGATGGTATCACAATTATTTCAACATCCTGAACTAAAAGGTAAGAAAGCTAAGAAAATTAGAAAATTACCATTTGAGATTGTAGATGATACATCTGGTGTGAATCCTAATCAAACTAGTATTCCTGTAGAAAATGCAGTAGAATCTTTTGATGATGAGGCAGATTTCGAAGAAATAAATGAATTTAATAACCAATAAAATAAATAAAAAATGGCTATACAAAGCAACCCTAGTGATGTAGCAGAGGTAGGAATGGAACTATACTCTGGAATCACAAATATGAAAGTTTTAGCAATTAATCCAACATTAGCAGAATTAAATGCTATGGATATTAATGCTAAATCAGAACCTAATTATGATGTTGAATTTAGTGGAGAACAATACAAAAAGATTGTTTTCTGGCTAGGTAATGCAGATACTAAAGTAAAAGCTGAGATATTAATGCAGCCTAAACACAGAGTTTCACAAAGCGGTAAATTTCAATGGATAAATCAGTTTGGAATTACATGCTGGTCTGAAGCGGAACCTACTTATGATTGGTTTAAGTCTGACGGACAGCGTAAAGCTTATGTTGGTGAAGAAACTTTAATCAGATTTATGATTGCATGGGCTAATGTTCTTAGAGGTGGAGAAGTAACTTTAGATAGTATTGATTTACTAGCACAAGGTAATGTAACAGAATTAAGAACTTATGTAACTGCATTAGCAACTAATGAGATCAAAGTATTAGTAGGTGTTAAAGATGGTAAATATCAAACTGTATACACTAAATACTTTGGTAAAACTAGTATTAATCGTACAGATTATTTTATTAATGAGTTAAATAAGGAATATGGTTCGTTTAACGCAGACTTTAATGCAGATTTAAAATGGGGGACTCATAATCCTACTGCAAACTTAGTTACTCCAGATACTGAAGATGGTGATGATTGGGAATTTCCTGATGCTCCACAAGGAGAAACAAAAGAAGCAGTAACTGCAGATGTAGCAGGCGACGATCCTTTCTAATGGCTATTGACTGCAGAAGCAGTGATGATCATTTACACACAAGTGTCATACTTAGTAAAATTACTGAGTATGACATTTTTGTGTATTATTGTTCTAACTTTAAAGAATTAGGTAAGAAATTTCTAAGTGATTTAAGAATAGATAAATCTCCTACTGTATCTATTATTCCTTACAATGGTAAGTTATTATATAAAGATTTTGGGCATTCAGATCATACATTCGATTGTTTTAACTATGTTAAATATAAATACAGTTGTACATTTATAGAAGCATTAATAGTAATCGATAATGATTTTAATTTAAATTTAAGCCCTAAAGATGAAAAGATACAATTTACTATGGGCGTTATAGGATACAGACAACAAGCTCCAACATATTCTAAACCACCAGTATTTATACAAAAAAGACGTCGTAAATGGAATACCGAAGATAATAATTTTTGGTCTAAATATTTGGTGACTCAGAAAATTTTGTCTATGTTTGCTGTCGAACCAATAAGTCATTTTTGGGTTAATGGTAACAGATTTACTTGTAAATCAATTACTTATGCCTTTAAATTTAAAAACCGATATAAAATCTATTCTCCTTACGAAGATAAAAATAAGTGGTTAAGTAATACAAGAAAAACCGATATACAAGGTTATAACCAACTCCCGGATAAAGGTGAGAGACTTATCATTACTTCTTCTCTAAAAGATGTCATATGTTTATACATTGCAGGGTATCATTCGATAGCTATGCAAAGTGAGATGCAGATGCCTGATGAGATATTAATAAGTGAGCTAAAAGATCGATTCAACACAATAGACATTTTATATGATAATGATTTTGACAAGGAAAGTAACCCGGGTCAAACTATGGCTAAGAAAATTTGTGACTTATATGGTTTTAATAACATTTACATACCTAGTGAATTCAAATCAAAAGATCCATCAGATTTAATTCATAAGGGAGGTAATTTTAATGAACTTAAAAACATATTAAATGAACAGAGAAGAGTTAATCGAAAAATTTAGAACGCGTCCAGGATTTTTAAAAAAAGGAGCACAGTGGCTAGCAGACAAATGGGACATAGATGTAGCTATTATTAGAGATTGTAGAAAACTTGTAGCTTCTGAAGAGTGGGTACAAGAGAGAATGAATAATGACAATGGTCACGAGTTGACTCAAAGTCAAGCATTTTCTAAACATCTATTAGATAATGGTTTAACTATGGCTGATGTAAAGTCTGTTAAATTTTGGCAAAACTTTAATGGTGAGCAAAGATATAGTATAGTAACTCATAACCAATGGCATGAACAGCCCCAGGTTAAAGATGAGCTATTAGATTATATAAAAAGTAGATCCGTTAAAGTTCCAAAGCTTAAGTACAAAAAACCTAAAGATCCAATTTGTTATGAAATATCTTTACCGGATATACATTATGGTAAAATCACTGACGAATCTCCAGAAACACTAGAAAAGAATTATTTAAAAGCTATTCAGGATTTACATAGAAAAGCTGATGGTTTAGAAATTGAAAGATTTCTTTTACCTGTAGGTAATGATGGACTTAATTCTGAAGGTATGAGTAGAGCTACAACTAAAGGTACGCCTCAACAAGATAGTATGCGTTGGCGCCAATCTTTTAGGGGTTATTGGCATTTAGTTGCAAAAGCAATTGATTATTTAACAGAGTTTGCCCCGGTAGACGTTGTTGTAATACAAGGTAATCATGATTTCGAGCGTATGTTTTATGTAGGTGAAGTATTAGATGCTTTAT